AAAAATAAAATAATTAAATATTATTATGTCATCAAGAAGTGCTTCATCTAGTTATAAAGGTTATACATATCAAAGAGCAAGATTATTAAATTTATTATTTTGTGAATATTATTCATCAAATGAAGACGAATTGAATTCTATATTTTTTAAAGAGGAAGAATTAGAAGATATTGATATTATTAAAAGTAATATTAATGATGGTAATAATGAAATATATTTATATCAAGAAAAATATTTAAATAATGATGAAAATGAAAGTTTAAATAAAGATAGTGGATTAACTAAAGTTTTAATATCACATTATAATAATCCTAAAATAACTAAATTAAATTATTAAGTTATTTCAACAACTAGAAATATCAATAAGTCAAGTAAATTAAATTTTTTTTTAACATTAATTAATGATGATGATAATAATTATTTAATAGGTAAATTTATTATTTTAAATTTTTGCAATAGCAATTTATTTTCAAAGCAAACTAATTATCAAAAAAATATATCAAATATTAAAAAACATAATACTAATAATTTTATTCAATTAATTGATATAAATATAAATTATACAGATGATGACAAAAATAAAAAAACTAATATATATAAATTAAATCAATTTTGTCATTATTGTAATAATGATGAAAATATATATGAACTTATAATTTATTTAAAAAAAATAAATTTTAGTATTCAATATAAAACATTTGATGATATTCATATAGAAACTATAAATAAGATTAAAGAAATATTGCCGGAATTTAATAATATTTGCAATATAATGTCCGATGAATATAATGATTTTTATTGTCAAACATTATACGGATTGTTCGAAATGATAATTGTAGAAAAATTATTTAAAAATAATGATAAAATGTCTATTAAACAATTAATAGACATAGTAAAAAATAAATATAATGATGGTATTACAGATGAAGATAAAATAAATATTGTTATATATACTATAAATTATTTTATAGGTAAAGATAATTATAATGACTTAGATGAAGCATTATTTATAAATAAATCTTTAATAAAATTTATTTTAAAAAATAAAATAACTGCATCTAATATTATTAAAAAAATTAATAATCATAATGATATTAAAATAAGTAATTTAATAAGAAAAATAATATATGAAATTTGTTTATTTAAAAATTATAAGTTTTTGGATGATGAAAAATTATTGAGTTTTTTATATAGAACGCATAAAAATTTAAAATTTACAGGAAATTATTATAAATCACTCAAAAATATAGATGATTTAATAGAAAATACAATCTATTAAAAATATTCCTTATATTTTTCTGTAAATTCTTCCCATTGTTTTTTAATTTCTTCATTTCTCATATTATTTTTATTATTTTTGTAATTTTGTTTTTGACTTGATGACCATACTCCTAATTGTTTAATATTTATATCTTTGTCTCTGGTTGATGGTAATTTATTATTTACTTTAATATATTCTTCTAATTTAATTAAGTTTTCTTTCCAAATTTCAATATCTGTTTTAAATAAATAACTATATTTATTTATAAATTCTTCCCATTTTTGTTTTAATTCTTCATTTTTCATATTTTTCATATTATTTTTATAATTTTGTTTTTGATGTATTAACCATTTACCTAATTGTTTAATATTTTTATATTTGTCTCTGGTTGATGGTAATTTATTATTTACTTTAATATATTCTTCTAATTCAATTAAGTTTTCTTTCCAAATTTCAATATCTGTTTTAAATAATTTATTATTTTTATTTGTAAATTCTTCCCATAATTTTCTAATTTCTTCATTTCTCATATTATTTTTATTATTTTTGTAATTTTGTTTTTGACTTGATGACCATACTCCTAATTGTTTAATATTTATATCTTTACTTTTATTAGTCGGTAATTTATTATTTACTTTAATATATTCTTCTAATTTAATTAAGTTTTCATTCCAAATATTATCATTTGTTTTAAATAAATTATAATATTTTTCTGTAAATTCTTCCCATAGTTTTTTAACTTCTTCATTTTTCATAATATATTGATTATTTTTATAATTTTTTTTTTGATTTGATGACCATACACCTAATTGTTTAATATTTATATCTTTACTTTCTTTAGATGGTAATTTATCATTTTCAATTACATATTCTTCTAATTTAATTAAGTTTTCTTTCCAAATTTCAATATCTGTTTTAAATAAATAACTATATTTTAATTTAAATTCTTCCCATTTTTGTTTTAATTCTTCATTTTTCATATTTTTTTTATTATTTTTGTAATTTTGTTTTTGACTTGATAACCATTCACCTAGATTTTTAATGTATTTATTTTCTTTATTTTTATTTGAAGGTAATTTACCATTTTCAATTACATATTCTTCTACTTGTGCTAATTTTTCATTCCATGATAAAGCCTTAAATTCTTTAATACCGATGGTATATTTATTTAATGTTTCATTATCTTCAGCTATTAATTTTATATCTTTTATAGTTTGATTATTATAGAAATTGGTTGTATTTATCTTAATTTTATCTTTAAACATGATATCGTATTCTTTTATACTTGATAATGTTTCTAGGATTTCTTCATATTCATCACACCAAATATAAATATTGGCTATTTTATGTGGATTATTTTTATCTATTCTTGTTGCTCTATTAATTCTTTGGATTGTAGTTATTTTATTTTTAGGTGGATATGATATATAAATACTATCGCAAGTGGGAATATCAATACATTCATTTAAAATACGAATATTAAATAACAATTGAATTTTATTATTATTGCTTGAAAATGATTTTAATATTTCTTTTCTTTCTTTTTCAGATGTTTCACATGAAATACTATTAATTTCTATATCAACGTTATAGAAATCATTTAATTCAATAAAACTATTAATCATATTATCAATATCATTAGTATCTTTACAATAAATGATTGTTTTCCTTGAACCATTATTTAAAATACATGAAAATAAGAAGTTACATCTATTTTTTAATGAATTGTCAATATTATAAATTGATAATTCTTCTTTTAGTTGTTCATTGTTTTCATGAATAGATGGCAACCAAATCTTATAATCTGTAATATATTCATTGTTAATAGCATATGTCAAACTCATATTATAAATAATCTTTCCAAATAATTCATTAAAATTATTATCATAATCAATATAACTATTATTATCTTCTTCATCATCTTCTAATTCTTCTTCATCATCTTCATCATTATCTTCTTCATCATCTTCCAATTCTTCTTCTAATTCTTCTTCTAATTCTTCTTCTAGTTCTTCTTCTAATTCTTCTTCGTCTTCTTTTAACTCTTGATATTCGATATCATAAATTCTGGGAGTAGCTGACATAAATAGAATTTTATGATTTGATATTAATAATTTATAAATGTCATCGTCTTTGTTGCTAATATTATTTTTACTTAAATTATGAAATTCATCGATTATAAATAGTGTATTGTCAATATTAAACATATCTAAACATTCTGAAATAATATCAACTGATTTAAATGTTGATGAAATTAATAATTTCTTATTTTTCTTTATTTTATCTTTAATAATTTCAATATCTCTAATTCCATCACTATCAATTAAAATAGTATTATTTTTATTATATCCATATTCAATATATCTATTTAAGTTTTGTAATGCAAATGCTTTTAAAGGTGATATTATTATAATATGATTATAATCCAATGAAATTAAATAACTAATAAATGTTTTACCACATCCACAAGGAATAGCTAATATACTTCTATTATTATCTTTAAAATTTTCTTTAATTTTATCAACAGCTTCTATTTGATAATCATATGGATTGTATATATCATTTTCATTTGTTATAATTGGTTCAGTATAATCAAATGGTTGTTTAATAAAATAGATATTATTTTCATTATAATTAATATTTTTAAATTCTGATAATGATAATGAAAAAACATTAGAATTTAAACTAATTAAATGAGTTATATTTCTTGATAATGAATTGGTATAATAAATGAATGTAGTTAATGTTTTATTAAATGCACTTCTAATCATAATACCGGAAATATCAGAAATACATATTCCATTTGAATAACCGTTTTTACATTGAATAATACCATTGCAAATATTATCATTATTAACTTGAATAATATCTATTCCAATATCTTTATGATTATGAATTTTGCCTTCTTTGATATCTTTTCTAATTACGCAGTTATGTTTATGAGAAGAAATCAATTTATTATCGATAAGTATAGTTTCAGGACATTCGTTCCACAAATAAGCATAAAAATTAGTATTTTTATTGATAAAATTTTTAATTTGGTTTTCATATAAAAATCCTTTTTCAATATTATTCATAAATAATTTTTTATATAAAAGTTTTAATCATTTTTTATATATTATATAAATTTGGTAAATATCTTCTTTATTATAAGTATTATATTTAAATAATACTACAATAAAATTTCATCTTCTTTATATTCTTTAATTAATTTAAATATTTATTGAATTATAGTAATTTTTTACTATTATTTTTATCATAATCATATTTGAATATTAAAGAATTTAATAATAAATTATTCTAATTATTTTTATCAAGATTAGCTTTTTAATTTCATAAATTTAATATATAAAATTGATTATATCTTTATTTTTCTTCTATATTATTATTAATAAATAAAATATCCATTATACATTTATTATTTAAGAACAAATCCTAAAGTTTTATATCCTGTTTAATTTATATTTTTTATAAAACTTCAAATATAATTTAAAATATAATTAATAAAATATTATAGAAATTGTTTTATATTTTTATAAAACTTCTTAATTAAATTATAAAAACTTATTTAATTATTTATAATTTGATTTAAAGGATTTTATTTTAATAATTTATATTTTTATAAAACTTCTAATTATTTTATAAATTTAATTATATCTATATCTTTATTTTTATCTTCTATATTATATTTATTATGAACTTTTAAAATATTATTAATTGATTTTGTTTGGTCTAATTTATATTTTAACTCATTGATAATAATATTTTTATTATCTAATTTATAAATTAGATTATCATTTATTTTTTCTAATTTTATTATTTTATTATTTAGTTGATTAAAATAAACATTATTATATATTATTATTATTAAAAAAACCAAATATCCACTAAACATATATTATTTAAAAACAAAATCCAAATCTTTATATCCTATTTAATTTATAAAACTTCTTAATTAATTAATAATTATTTGATTTAAAGAACTTTTGATTTAAAGGATTTTATTTATAATTTTATAAAACTTCTTAATTAATTATATTTATATTTTATAAAACTTTTTTAATAAATTATTTATAATTTATATTTAAAGAACTTTTTGATTTAAAGGATTTTATTTTTATAAAATTTCTAATTAATTTATATTTATAATTTTATAAAAACTTCTAATTAATTATATTTGTATTTTTATAAAACTTCTAATTAATTTATATTTATAATTTTATAAAAACTTTTTAAAAATCTATTTATAATTTTATAAAACTTCTTAATTAATTTATATTTATAATTTTATAAAAACTTCTAATTAATTTATTATATATGAATATTAAAGAATTATAAAAATTGTATTAGAATATTAGTAAAATAAAAATAATATGATATTAATTTTTTAAAATAATATTCATACCAGAAATGGTAGAGACTACTAGCATGACAAAGATGGAACTCATCAATGTTATCAATGAAATCAAAACCAAATATCATGACGGAGGTCATATTATTTGGTTTTATAGGGAAGTCAAATCATTGAAAGATGCTATTAAGACGAATGTTTCAGCTGAATTATATCAAGACTTCCAGAGAGAATTAAAATGTGTTTATTATGAAAGTATCTATGGAGATGGAGATGATTCAGATCAAGTCGTCAATGATTGTATTAAAGTTCTCGATTTAATCATTGATACACACTGATTTTCTTTAAAAAGAAAATAATGACAATACTTTTTTTGTCATTTAATAAAAAAATCCAATTAATTTAATTTATAATTTATAATTTTTATAAAACTTCTAATTAATTTAATTTATATTTTTTATAAACTTTTTAAATAATTCTATTTATAATTTAAAAACTTTTTTAAATAATTCTATTTATAATTTTAATTAAATTCTATTTATAATTTTATAAAACTTCTAATTAAATTCTATTTATAATTTTATAAAACTTCTAAATAATTTTTATTTTAATTTATAGAATATGTTTAATTAAATTCTATTTATAATTTTATAAAACTTCTAAATAATTTTTATTTTAATTTATAGAATATGTTTAATTAAATTCTATTTATAATTTTATAAAACTTCTAAATAATTTTTATTTTAATTTATAGAATATGTTTAATTAAATTCTATTTATAATTTTATAAAACTTCTTAATAATTTTTATTTTAATTTATAGAATATGTTTAATTAAATTCTATTTATAATTTTATAAACTTCTAAATAATTTTATTTTAATTTATAGAATATGTTTAATTAAATTCTATTTATAATTTTATAAAACTTCTAAATAATTTTTATTTTAATTTATAGAATATGTTTAATTAAATTCTATTTATAATTTTATAAAACTTCTTAATAATTTTTATTTTAATTTATAGAATATGTTTAATTAAATTCTATTTATAATTTTATAAACTTCTAAATAATTTTATTTTAATTTATAGAATATGTTTAATTAAATTCTATTTATAATTTTATAAAACTTATAATTAATTATATTTATATTTTTTATAAAATGTTTAATTAATTTAATAGAACCTTATTTTATTTTTCGATTTAAAGAACATTAATATTATTTATATTTTTAAATAATTTTATTTTTATTTTTATAAAATTTCTAATTTAATTCTATTTATAATTAATTTAATACAACCTTATTTATTTTTTTAATTTAAAGAACCTTAATTTAGAAAAATTTATTTTATTGCTTATTTAAAAACATATATATAATTTTTAAATAGGAGTAATATGAATAGTTATACTAATAATATAAAACAATTATATATTGAAAATATT